CGAATTAATCATTCCTTACATTTTGTAAGCCTAACCAAAATTTACATGGAATTGATTGTGTCCAACCTTTTAGGTTCTATTTTAAATCTTCAAGGGTGTAAATAAATAAAATAAATATAAAAAGAATTATAGAATACATATATAAAATGGATTCTTTTTTAAATTCACGAGACTATAATAGATATTTTTATAATGACTTACACGGATTTAAGTCAATTAGTCGTTGTTCTCTACCTATTAAAAATCCAAAATTAAATGTTCCTTCTTTAGTTCCTTTATGGTATGAAAAATTACCATTAAAAATGAGAAGATGGGCATTAGAATGGTATTGGAAAGATAGGGAGGAAGAAGAAAGTGAAACACCACAAGAGGCGTGGTCTAAAGTATGGAGTTCTCTCTTTTATAAAGAAGAGGTTCAGAATAATGAATTAGTAGAACCTTATGTTAAAAACATTGGGACTACAGAATATAATATTGATTATTATACTAATCTAGATGGTTATGAATATGTAGAGAGATCAGTACTTCCTCTATATGATGCAAACTTGGATGAACCATCCCAATCACATTTACCTGAATGGTATAAAGCATTATCAAAAAAAATGAAAAATTGGGCTATAGAATGGTATTGGTCGAATGTAAATACCCATACTAATGTAGAAGATCCAAAATTGGCGTTTGAGAATGTAAAATATTTTATGTTTTCAAAAAAGGATTGATTTTATCTTAATTGTGAATTTCTACGAATACGTTGTGCAAATCTCATTCTAGAGCTTATTTGTCTCTGAATATTTGAATTATCAATTTCTAAAGTAGCTATCTTAGGTGGACATATTAATTTACCTTCACCATTTTTACCATAACATATATAATAGCGTCTATATCTAGAAGAGAACATTATATATTATATTGTTATTTTTTCTTCTATTTTATCTATCAATTGATTACATTCATTTATCATATTTTTTTCACTTTGTATATTTTTATAATTAATGATATGATAGTATAACATCATATATATTTTATTTTTTTCATTTGTAATACTTTTAATAAGTGTATCATTTTTTATAATAGTATAACAATAGTCGAATATAATCGGTTTATATTGTAGTTCTTCTATGATATAATAAATTGTATCCCATAATACTTTCTCTCTCATTTTGGGTTCAATTAATGTGTTTGAAATATATTGATAAAACTCATTCAAGTGTATTTTATCAATATATTTGTTAAACTTAAATTTGAAAAAGATAACTTTCTTTTCTAAAACTAAAGAGTATGGACTATAATTTTGTATATATTTGGTATAATTATCAATTGAAAATATTTTTTCATCAATGGTGTAGTAAAGAATGATATAACGTGTCGGAATATTTATGATAGAAGATATTCTATCAAATATGTAGTCCCAAGTATCTGTTTTACTTATTTCAAGTGAATGACTTTTATGATTTCCGTTACTCTTCGGTAAGCTTGTGATAATAATAGAAAGCATAATGTTTGATACTAGTATTTTATAAGTTTATGCTTTCAATTTTATATAAAATTGAAAATGAATATAAATAGTAATGTTATAGTAACTATACACAACTAGAATGAGCGTTCGTGATAAAGACCTTGCAAATGTATATGAAAAGAAAAGTGATAGGATGCATATATTAGATACACCAGATACATATATTGGTTCTATTGAAGAAGATTCAATTTTAAACTGGACATACAATGATGTATCTAATAAAATGGTATACAAAGAGTTCAAATGGATACCTGGATTATATAAATGTTTCGATGAAGGTATTGTAAATGCAAGAGACCATTATATTCGTATGGAGGAAAAGGTTGAGCAAGATAAAAAGAATAATTTACCAGTAAAAAATATAGAAGTGACGATTGATAAAAAGGATGGAACAATCACTATATTTAATGATGGTAATGGAATTGATGTGGCAAAACATCCTGAATATGATATTTGGATTCCAGAAATGATATTTGGTCATTTAAGAACGTCGACAAATTATAACAAGAAACAAAAGAGGATTGTTGGAGGGAAAAATGGATTTGGATTTAAACTAGTTCTTATTTATTCATTATGGGGAAAGATAGAGACGATTGATCATATCCGTGGTTTAAAATATACCCAAGAGTTTAAAGATAATCTAAGTTGTATAGAGAAACCTAAAATTACAAAATGTAAATCAAAACCATATACAAAAATATCGTGGTTACCCGATTACAAACGTTTTGGAATAGATAAATTAAATGATGATATGTTTTCACTTTTAAAGAAAAGAACTTATGATATTTCAGCAATAACATCAAAGAATGTAAAAGTAAAGTTTAATTCTACATTAGTTCCTATAAAGACATTTGAACAATATGTAAATCTATATATTGGTGATAAATCTGAAAGTAAACGTGTATATGAGAAAGCAAATGATAGATGGGAATATGCAATATCTCTTACACCAGTAGAAGAGTTTACACAAGTATCATTTGTGAATGGTATCTATACAAATCGTGGTGGCAAACATATTGAATATATATTGAACCAAATTGTTCGAGGTATTGTGACACATATTGAAGCAAAGAAGAAAGTGAAAGTATCTCCTTCTTCCATAAAAGAACAATTAATGTTGTTTGTGAATTGTGTGATCGAGAACCCAGCTTTTGATAGTCAAACAAAAGATTACATGAATACACCAGTGTCAAAGTTTGGTTCTACGTGTAAAGTAAGTGAAACATTTATTCAAAAGGTTGCCAAGTTGGGAGTTCTTGAGCAAGCCATTAATATAAGTAATGTAAAAAATAATAAACTTGCGAAAAAGACAGATGGTAAGAAAACAAAAAATGTAAAAGGTGTTCATAAGTTAATTGACGCAAATTATGCAGGAACACCAAAGTCAAATGATTGTACTTTGATATTATGTGAGGGTGATTCAGCAAAGGCTGGAATTGTATCTGGATTGTCTAAAGAAGATAGAAATTACATTGGTATTTATCCATTAAAAGGTAAGTTAATGAATGTAAGAGATGCATCGATTAATAAGATTGCAGATAATAATGAAATCAATGATATTAAGAAAATTATGGGGCTTGAGTTGAATAAGAAATATAAAGATAGAAAAGATATTGAAGAAAATCTTCGTTACGGAAAAATTATGCTTCTTTGTGATTCAGATGTAGATGGTCATCATATTAAGGGTCTTTGTATAAACATGTTTCATTCTTTATGGGGTGAATTAGTGAAGCACAATAATTTTATCACTTACATGAATACTCCTATCTTGAAAGCTAGAAAAGGAACAAGAGAATTAAACTTTTATAATGAACACGAATATTACAATTGGAAAAAAGAGAATAATCATAAAGGATGGACAATTAAATATTATAAAGGATTAGGAACAAGCACAGCAAAAGAGTTTAAAGAGTATTTTAAAGAGAAGAAAGTTGTTTCCTTTAATTATGATAAAGATACGTGTGATGAAGATATTGATAAAGTATTTAACAAAAATCGTACACAAGATAGAAAATTGTGGTTAGAGAATTATGAAAAAGATAGTCGTTTGGATGTAAAAGAATTGGCAATTTCATATAGTGATTTTATTAACAAAGAGCTTATCCACTTTTCAAAATATGATTGTGAAAGAAGTATACCAAATATGATGGACGGATTAAAAACGAGTTTAAGAAAAATATTGTATTCAGCATTAAAACGAAATCTAGTGAAAGAAATAAAAGTTGCACAATTTGGTGGTTATGTATCTGAACATAGTGGATATCATCATGGTGAAAATAGTTTAATGAAAGCGATTGTTGGAATGGCTCAAGATTTTGTAGGTTCAAACAATATAAATCTTCTAGTTCCGATTGGACAATTTGGAAGTCGGTATCAAGGTGGTGATGATTCAGCTTCGGAAAGATATATTTATACTCAATTACAAAAGATAACAAGTTATATTTATAGAAAAGAGGATGTTCCAATCTTAGATTATTTAAATGATGATGGTGAATTAGTTGAGCCAGAGTTCTATGCACCGATTATTCCAATGATATTAGTGAATGGGACAAAAGGTATTGGAACTGGATTTAGCACAAATATACTCTCTTATAATCCTGCACAAATTATAGAACATATTATTCTTAGATTGAAAAATGAAAATGTTCTAAATGATATAGAACCTTATTACGAAGGCTATAAGGGAAGTATTATTAAAATGGAAGAACATAAATATTTATTCAAGGGTGTATACAGGAGAAAGACAAATGATGAAATTGAAATTCTAGAACTTCCGATTGGTGTATGGACAGATGATTACAAATTATATCTCGAAAAATTAATGGATGATACGAAAGATAAAAATGGTAAAAATAATGCTATTATTAAAGAATACAAGGATATGAGTACAGATGTAAATGTTAATTTAATTGTAAAGTTCAATAAAGGAATATTAGATAAACTAGAAAATCAAAAGATAAATAATTATTACAATGCTCTTGAAAAGACGATGAACTTGATTACTACTAAAACTACCACAAATATGCATCTATTTGATTCAAAGCAAAAATTAAAGAAATATAATAACATACTTGACATTATTGACGACTACTATAATGTTCGTATGATATACTATGAAAAACGTAAACAATATCAATTAGAACAATATGAGAGAGAAATAAAATTATTATCCAATAAAGCAAAGTTTATAATGGAACAATGTAACGATGATTTAGATTTAAGGAGGAAAAAACGTGAAGAAGTGGTACATTTATTGGAAAGCAGAGGATATGATAAATTAGACAATGATACAGATTATAAGTATCTTAGAAATATGCCAATTGATAGTGTTATTGAAGAAAATATAACTAAATTAATGAGTGAAAAAGAAGAGAAAGAACAAGAGTATAATAAACTTAAAGATAGTACTACGAATATGTTATGGTTAAACGAATTAATAGAACTTAGAGAGCAATATAAACTTTACAAAAAAGAAAGAGAAATGAAACAAAATGGTATTTCTACAATGAATGAAAAGAAAACAAAGACGAAAACAAAACTAAAACTGAAAAAATAAATGTATAGTACATCACATTATTTGCATATAAAATATTAATTATAGAGAGAAAAGTTAGTAACTTCTGGATTATTGGTAACTCCATCCCATACAATACCACAACTATTTGCCCATTCAGCTTTCTTTCTAATTCCAGATGGTCCTTTTAAGTGTTCAGGAACTCGGATTGGTTTGTTACAAGTTCCTACATTGGTCCCTTTTCGATTTGGAACACATTTTCCATCTTCTAATTCCCAATAATCAGGACAATCGGGAATAACGGGAGGCCATTTTAATTCATACTTTGACTTGTGTACTAAATAACCTATTAATACTAACATAAATAATAAAAGACAAATGGCAGTTACAATAACAATTCTATTAAAATCCCATTCCTTTGTATTTTGAAACATAAATACAACAATAGAAACTCCAATTAATATAAACACTACTGATAACCAATGAAAATTATTTTGAATAAACATTTATATATATATATTATAAATTTATTTTTCTTTTGTATTTGTATAGAAATGAATTATGGATATTCAACAATAGAAGATACAATTCAATCAGAACTTAGAAGAGGAAAAGGAGGACGTGTAGATATTTCACAGCCTAATTTATTTCAATTTGAATTGTTTAAACATCCAGGCATCAATTATAATGATACTACTAGTTATCGTGGTGGTTTAAAAGGAAATATAGAAGAAACTACATTATCTAGAGCTTTTTTTTCGAGAGAAAATATGAACATTATACAGAATGGTATACGCGCAGGTGTATATAAATTATCGAAAGGATTATATAATGTAGCACCACAAAATGAAACAAATTTAAGAATAATAATGAGAAGTTTATTTTTACAATACTCTGCTCATCAACCAAATAATATTAGAGAACAAGTAAAACAACTAAATAAAATAGTATTTGACTATTGTATACCCTCTGTATTCAATGAGGCAGATGCGTATTTAAAATACAAGAGGGATGTTAGTAATATGCCAATGCCTCATGCACTACCTGCATATAGTAGGAAGAAGGGAGACAAGATTCTTGAATTAAAGAAATGGTTCTAATAGAATTCTATGTATTATTTAACTTAAATAAATGTTGTTTATAGTATATATGTTCAATTATGACAATACATATGATAAGATATTAAATAGGTTGGAATTAAAAGAACAGATAAAGAGTGATATTTTAGATTTTGAGATTAATAAATATAATTGTATAGTAAGTAGAGGATTTTATTTATATGGAGATTGTTCTATAGGGAAAACTTATTTTATAAAAAATATACTAAAAGAGTTAGATTATGATATTATTGAGTATAATTCAAGTGACAATCGCAATAAGTCATTTATTCAGTCTATTACTAAAAATCAACAAAGCGAGAAAAGTGTAATATCTTTTTTTTCTAAAAAGAAAAAGAATATATGTATAATTATGGATGAAATAGATGCTTTAAATATGGGAGATAAAGGAACAATTACATCCTTAATAAAAATAATACGAGGTAAAAAAACAAAAAAACAAAAAAGAGAAGATACTACAATTATTCCTATAATATGTATTGGTAATATTTGTAATGATAAAAAAATAAGAGAACTTATGGGTGTATGTAGATGTTATCATTTAACTACTCCTAAAGTGGAAGATATGAATAATCTTATCCTTTATAAAATACCAAAGTTGTATGATGAAGAAAATGTATTTCATAATATATGTGATTATATAGATTGTGATTTTCATACAATGAATTACATACTAAAAATTTGTGATAATTCAACCTTGAGTGAGTTAAATGCAATTTTAAATACAAATAATATTCTCAAATATAAAAACACAAGAAAAGAGATGAAAGATAAAGTAAGTTATTTATTAAAAAATAAGGTAAATATCAAAGAACATTCTCATATTGTGAATGAGACAGATAGAACAACATTATCATTATTATTCCATGAGAACATACCAAATATATTTATTAATAAAAAAAAGAAACATAATAAAATAATAGAATTTTATTATCAGATATTAAATAATTTTTGTTATGCAGATTACATTGATAGAATAACATTTCAAAGACAGATATGGATATTTAATGAATTATCATTTTTATTGAAAACTATATATAACAATAATATTATTCATAATGAGTTTAGAGATATAACAAATGTAGGAAAGAAAGATATACAATTTACTAAGATATTAACAAAATATTCTACAGAATATAACAATTTAATATTTCTAATGACATTGTGTTATAAGCTAGATATGGATAGAAAAGATTTGATTTCTTTTTTTACAAATATAAGAGAGAAAAATAAAGAAAAACTTTTACTTGAGAATATAGAAAAATACGATATTACAAAGTTAGATATTCAAAGAATATTTCGTTTTATAGATAATCAAAATAAATAATATTATTATTTTCTCTCTTATACATATATGGCACATACGATAAATTGGTTTAATTATTCATCAAAGATATACACAACAGACAGAAGAAGAAACGCACTATTTAGTAATCTTTCAAGAAGAGTTTTAGTAAAGGATATGAGAAAAAATTTCTATCCAATTCGTTCTACTGATGTTTCTGATAGAGTATTGTTTTTAAAGATAAAAACAATAGGTAATTTACGAAGATAAATTGTAGGCTAATATATATGAGCAATCAATTGCCTAGATATTTTGGACCCCCGTTTTATTTTTGCACAACCAATAATCCAAGATTTAGACAAGGTTGTCTTGGTGATTTGAAATTACCCAAAAAAGCAATTATATTTAATAAACCTGAAAATCGTTTAACATCTAGAGAAATACAACAATGGCGTTTAAGATTTAAAATAAGATAAATTATTTTCTCTCTATAACATATAATGAAAATCAAGGGTGGCACGAGAAAAATGAAGAAGCAACAAAGAGGAGTGAAAGTAAGAAAAGGACAAGGAAAAAAAACTTCTAAAGCAAGAACTCGTAGTTTTGGTAGAGCAAAGAAAGTAGAAGGTGGTTACTTAATTAATGGTAAAGTATATCCTAAAATAAAAGGTACAAAGGCTGAAGTATGGAATGGAAATGCACATCGAACAAGTGGTGGTGTTACTAAAGATGGTCTCATTCATACTGGAGAGAGAATTAAGTTTGCGGCAATGAGCAAGGCTGCAGGAAAAAATAACAATTTAGGCAAACATCTACAAAAGAAAGGTTCTGGAATATTTGGGCCACAATAATAAATAATTTATAATTTATTATCTAAATATAAATTATAAATGCCAAAGCCTAAAACTAAGAAAGAGAAGAGAAGAGGAGGAAGAAATACAACATTAAAGAGTAGAGTAGGAGGTAGAAGAGTATCTCATCCTAGAGCTGTGCGAGTAGGTGATAAGTATTCTATTGGAGGTAAAATGTATAACATAATAGAAGGTTCAAGAGCCCAAGTAATGAATGGAACTGCACATAGAAGTAGAGGAGGTTTAACAAAAGATAGATTGACACGAAATAGACAAGGTAGAATTGTTTCAGTTGAACGTCAACGTGTTGCAAGAAAATTAAATAATCTCGGTGAACATAAACAACCAAGAGGCTCTGGAGAGTTTGGATCAAATAAGGAATAAATACCAATATATATTTATAGAAATCTAATAAAGAGAGAATATGATAGAAGTCAAATTGTAAAATGACCTTGAACGAGAAAAAAAAGAAACTTAAAACATATTTGGATTAGGTTGGTGTTTTAACTATTCAAAGATGTAAAATAATAAGTATAATATTCTTTAGAAATAACAAACATATTATTGGATTTTGCCCATTTATAATATTCTTCATAGCCGTGTTCACGTATTTCACTAGTAAACTTTTGTAAATCTTCTTTCTTATCCCATAGTTTCGTATAAATACCATATAATATTCGATTATCTTCTATTTTAATATCAGGATAGAAGTGAGATATGATATTTAATATATCTTCTTCTTTATAAACAAATGAAATTGTGTTTGCGTTTGATTTTTTCCATAAATTATATATTTCACATATTTCACTGATTTCATAGGTTGAAGAATAATCTACACTAACAATTATATCAAAATGGATATTAAAAAAGCTGTTTAAGAAGTAATGAATGTGTTCCAAGTATTTACTTGTAACTCCTTTCCATAATCCATTCTCATACGTAATGATTTTACTTATTTCTTCTCTAAATTCACTATGAAACATAATCTTAGGAATTTTTAATTCTTTGAGATAACATTGGAATAAATAATATATTTCTTTATCAGATATATTCATGTTACTATTTATTTGAATATATGTCTTTATAAAATCATTTACAATATCATTTCTAGAACGTTTATTCATATATAATGAATATTCCTTTATCTCATTATTATTACAATATTGTTGAATAAACTTTTCATTAGATGTATAACGATAAGAATAATGACAAGCAACAACAATAATATTATATATATTTTGTTCAATATATGTTTTACATATATCCCATAATATATTGCATTTTTTTATTTCGTGTGTTTGTATAAATCGTATATTTTCATAATCATGATTATGATATTTGGATTTAAAATATTTACTAATAAAATTCTTTTTTAAGTTTTGTTTTCCATATAATACTTCTTGTAACGTATCTTCGAAAAAAATTAGAAATGGTGTTATTTTATGAAGTGTAATATATACTTTGGAAGGTTCTTTCTTTAAAATACAATCACCAATAATGGTTAACAGATATTTGGCTGTATCTTTATTTGGACAAAAAAACTTTTGGAAAAATGAAATAATATTTTGTATAGTTGTAGAATCAGGAGTTGCTGATGTTAATATATTCTTTTTTATATTTTGATAAAATATTTTATTTATATTATCTTTATGTTTTAAAAGTAAAGGATACTTATTCAGTTGAGATAATAAATTATACCATATTAGGTTTTTATGAATAATTGAATAATTTGTATTATCATATTTAAGAAAAATATTACATTCAGGAATATAAAAATATGGATTTTTACTAGAATAATCCTCGATAAAAGAGTTTATACTATTTGTTATTTTACTTATCTTCTCTTGCTTTTTCCTCATTTTTTCTATTTTTCTTTTTTTTATTATATCATAGTTTTTTACATAATTTAAAAATTTATTATACTCATCTTCTTGTAACGAAGAAATAATATCTATAATTTCATCCTTTAAGATTTCTTTATTCATAATTATTATAAGTTTTTATATTTAAGTATTTAAAGATAATATAAAAATATATATAAATAATGACTACAAATGTATTAGAAATAAAGACTGTTCAAATTGCTCCTTTTAGGACTTTAATGACTGCCATGAAAGATATTCTTCTTCAAACGAATATTACTTTTCAAAAAGATGGTCTTCGTATTATAAATATGGATAAGTCTCATGTTATTTTATGTCATTTACATTTAAAAGCAGAGAACTTTGAAGAATATTTTTGCAAACATAATAAAATAGTGATAGGTGTAAATATGTTTCATTTATTTAAATTAATTAATACAATTGATAATGATGATACACTAACTATATATATAGAAGATAAACATTATAAAGATGGTGTTGTAGAATATTTAAGTTTAAAATTTGAAAATGGAAATATAAGACAATGTAAAACACAACTTTTAAGATTAATTGAACCTGATTATGAAGAGTTAGAAGTTCCTGATGTTAAGTTTTCTTCTGTCATTAATATGCCATCCAGTGATTTTCAGAAAATCATACGAGATTTATCACCTCTTTCTGACAGGATTGAAATAAAATGTATAGGTGATGAATTAATATTTAGTCTTGAAGGACCTTTTGCACGTGTTAAAATTATCCGTTCTGAATGTGATGGTAATCTAGAATATACAAAGAAACAAGATTCAACAAATATTATTCAGGGCGAGTTTCCATTGAAATATCTTAATTATTTTATTAAATGCACAAATTTATGTAATACTATAGAATTAATGCTTGAAAATGATTTACCACTTGTAGTAAAATATAATGTTGCTGATTTGGGTGTTTTAACTCTCGGATTAGCACAATTACCAAAAACTTAATATCTTATTATATATATGCGTAGTTTTATTCTTGAACAGCAACTTATTCCTGCAACTCTAGGTATTGTTTTTGGTATTACAACTGAAAAAGTTCTTGAACGTTTTATGATCGCATTTTTAATTCCATATTTGAGAAATTTAAAATTATTTACACCTGAAATAAATCAATTAATTATAGCATTAATTGAGTTAGTTGTAGTATTTACTATAACATTAATAATGATACGTTATTTGATCATTCCTCTTCTAGAAGATGAAAAAACTGAAGAGAGAGATAAAATTAAACAATGGGAACAATTCCTCATTGAATTAAATAAAAGAAATAAAATCAATTAATATTCTGGTGAATGTAATTTAAATAAAACACTATTACATTCCAAAGATGGTATAGGAATGATCTCTTTCGGGTCTTTATAGGTATCATCATCCATCCATATTTTTAGAATACAAAAATTACGTTTAGGTGAAATGGATACACCATTTATATGTTGAAAAATATCTTCGTTACTAGATGCTGTTCTACCTATAATACTATAACATAAGTTCTTCCACGCATCATATACATTCTTATTATTTATTTTATATGAAAAACAACCTCCTTTCTTATTCATTTCATCTTCCCAAACAGGTTTTATATTATTTTTCATTAAAAATAACATACAATTCTTTACAAGCGTCTCGGGTATACTTTCATATAATGATATTGCCTCTTCTACATTATTAAAAGTAAGAACTTCACGATAACTATCTATACTCCAATCTGTATCATGAGGAAGATGTGTATATAATGTCCAACTATCTTGTAATCTATGATATATTTCTTGAATATTACTCATTATATATCTTAATATGTATTAATATATATATTTAAATTAATTATTTAATATTAT